ATGAACAGCAATCTCGAAAGCCCAATTTACATTGTCGGCGGAAGCAAAGGTGGAGTCGGAAAGTCAATGGTCGCAACAGCGACCATCGACATTCTTCTTGAACTAGGTCGCCGGGTTCTATTGATCGAGAGCGACACCAGCAATCCGGACGTTCTGAAAGCACACCAGGACCATTGCGAAACCATTTCCATAGATCTGGACAAAGCAGATGGATGGATCGAGCTGGTCAACACCTGCGATAGCAACAGCGAGAGCACAGTGGTGATCAATACAGCGGCGCGCAATAACGCCGGAGTCCGAAACTATGGCGTAACACTGGCAAGCACACTAGGTGAGCTGCGTCGAAAACTTGTCACACTTTGGGTTATCAATCGACAGCGAGACAGCCTTGAACTTCTGAAACAGTACACGGACTCCATTGATGTCGGAAGCATCCACGTGATCCGCAATGGTTACTACGGCCCCATAGAAAAATTTGAGCTCTACAACGGATCGAAAATCAAGCAGATGATCGAGGAACGCGGTGGCCTGTCGCTGCTCTTTCCTGACCTTGCTGACCGAGTCAGCGACGATCTGTACTCGAAAAGACTGTCAATCGCAGCAGCAATTCAAGAATTGCCGATTGGAAATCGCGCTGAACTCATGCGATGGCGCTCAGAAGTGCGCCGGGCACTAGGCCTGGTGATCACATGAAAGCACATCAAGCCGATAAAGAGCCGCCCGCCGTTGACGAAGGCGGCGACGCCTTCGCCAGATTGCTGGGACGCCAACCAAGCAACTCAGAGCGTGCACGTCTAAATCACGTCAGGGACGAACTTGGCCTGCGCGGCAATGATGCGCTTTGGCTGGTATTGACTGCGTTGCAGTATCACCAGTGTCTCTACGAAGCAATTCCAAGGAAAATTGAGATAGCCGCACTGGCCGCCTGTGCACGCGTTACGTCCGAAATTCGCTCTGCTGCCCGCACGCCGGCCAGCCGTGGATTCGGTTGGTTCGCTCTCGCCCTTGCGGCAGTGAGTGGCGCGCTCGTCAGCGCGATCCTCACAGGCCTCGGCCTCGCCGCATTGATTTTCAAAGTCTAGAGTCGACAAGCTCCCCACAGAAAGCGCCAGGGCGGTTCCGCGGCCGATGGCCGCAAGGTGCACTGCACCGGCCAAAGCCGGGCGGTACCGGCGCCTGAACCATTGAGCGCCCTATACATGCTCTCTGGGGGCGCCGCGGCGGCGTCGCCGCCGCCCGGGGTCAACAGTTTGGCATGCCCAGCATTTGTCTAGAAGGAGGCGGGCGCGTCGCCCCAAGTCGCTTGAAATCAAAAACCGGATAGACTCCGCGGCACGGGAACTCTAGGCACATGCCGCTCTAAAGCGATGGAAGCTACGCTACCGCATGAAGACGAAGACGCCGTCTTAACCTTGTACTCGCACGTTTTTCTTGCAGCCGATCTCATGCTGAAGAACTACAAAAAGCTAACAGATCACTGGAAAAAGGCAGGTCGTCTAAGCAAGAACCGCGAAATTGAGATGCGAATTTATTTCGCCACGTGGCTGGGCTACCTGGCAGCGACGGGAGAAGGGTTCCAGAAACTAGGAATGCGTAAGCTCTTGGAGACGGGGCGTCCACAAGAATTCAGTGAAGTCATTGAGCATTCAAATAGGGTCGGCAAGATTCTTAAAATGCACCATGATGCTTTACGTCATTTCCGGAACGATGTATTCCATCTCCGTGAGAGCCCAGACAAATTAATGGCCTTCTTCAAAAGCAAGCCTGATCGAGTCAAATGGGCCGAAGAACTGCATGCCTCCTTCGAGGATTTCTTCTCATGCTATCGGATCAGCTTTGCCGTCCACTGTGCATTAAATGGCCGAACGGATGAATTTAGGGGCATGTTTGGCTCTGGCCGGCCAAAGCGATCTCGATCCCCTGCCCAGCAAGCTGGCAGCGTTTGACGTAGTCGCGCACCTTTCAAAACGAATAGCGCCCATTGGCGCCACTGCCCTTCTCAAGACCATTTCGCAGGGGCCCGGTGCGCGAAGGCGCACCAGGGGGCGCAGCCCAGGGGGTCTGGGGGCGGTACGCCCCGCAGCCAAGGAGCGCCCATAGGCGCGGGCCGGTAGGCCACGGGGAACAAGGCTTCCCTCCATCCAATACGGCGCTGCACGTTGATTAAAATAGATTAAAGAAGATTAGGTTCACTTTGCTGAATTACGCAAGTCCGCGCCAGTGCTGGATTTTCAGTCATATATGCCTGTGGATAGCGGGGTTGCTGGAACGGCATCGCAGGGTCGCTGGAACGGTATCGCGGGGTTGCTGGAACGGCATCGCAGGGTTGCTAGAACGGTATCAGCCGCGATGCTTCTTGGACTTGACTGCTTTCTTGGCCAAGTGCCGCCGCTGCGCTCCTTGAGCCTTTTTCTCGACGTGCACGAGGTCGCCACGAATGTCGTACCTGAATCCCTCTCCGTGGGCCGCGCTTGCCACTGCAACGGCGTCCAACGCCTTGCGAAGCGTCTTGGCGTAGTCGCTCATCAAGGTGGCCTCGCTACCGCAAAGGCGGTGCAGCGTTTCGATCTTGAGCGGGAACGGCTTGGCGTGACTGGCGTAGAAACCATGCAGCCATTGAGCCAGTGGCTGGCCGTCCAGCGCATGGCGCACGGCCCATTCCACCTGCGTGAACTGGTCGGCAGTGAACAGCGGGCGAAGCTTGGCGTCCAGCTCAATCACCCATTCCTGCGTTTCCTCGTCCTTGGCCGCCGCGGCGATCAGACCACCGATGTAGCAGTAGCGGCCTTGCCGCACCTCCACGGCGTTCGCTCGAAGGCGCGTGATGCGCTCGTGCAGCGTTGCTCGGTTCTTGCCGGTGTCGGTCTTGCCTATGAGTTTCAGAAGGGCATATGACGTAAGGCGGCACTGGCTGCCCAGCGCCTGAAGGCGCGCGGCGTGCAGCACGCTTTCAAACACATCGAGGTCGCCCTGGTCTAGGCGCTCACCCTTGTAACGGATCGTCACGCCATCGATAGCGGCAAGATCCTCTCCATTGATGTACCGTCGGCGCCCCTTGGCAATTGCGCCGAACAAGGCCGACCTAAGAAAGCCGTTTGGCACCGATCTGACTGCATCTCTCCACGGTGGGAGTCGCACTGGCTCTTGGGCAACTGGAGATGAAGAGTTGTTCTCCGCTCGTTGGCTGGCCGCACGGATTCGGCCAGCCTCGCACTTCGCAAGTGCCTCAGCCACGCTCCGCACACGCGCGCCTCTGGCGTCCCCACTCAAACTCATCGGGAAGTCAGCCTATGTCGCCGTGGGCTAGTCCCATTGCCGTCCGCCAGGTGGACGGCTTTCATGATCATGCTTCGATGCCGCTGAGATGCCTAGGACGTCAGGACTCATTCGGCGCCGGCCAGTGCGTCGTGGAACCGCGGTGGCCGCCGATTCTGCGGCCATATTGGCCAACGGCCCCTGTGACAAGCTGCGAATCCACGCCCGCACGTCGCCAACTCGAAATCGGATCTGGCGACCGATCCGGATCGCCGGAGGCATGGTTCCAGGATCTCTCTCAATCCGCTTGTACATGCCTGCAGGACTGCACGGAATGAGGGCGGCGACCTCTTCCACGGTCAGAAGGACATCGTCGTCCAACTGTCCAAATTTTTCTCTGAAATCGGTCACCGTCGCCTCTTGTCCAATGTTGACAAGCAAAACGTTAATTGGTCTAATTAGTTAATCAAAGGACCAATTAAAGTTCTGACGGTAACAACAAATGGATCGTTCGAAGCGAATGAAGGTGAACGGAGCGGGGCGTCCCTCTGCGGATGAAGTTAAAAAGCGTCCTGTTCGCCTGGCTGCAACGAAGTTGCTGGCCATGCACATCAAGGCGTGCTCAGGCCTCTCGCCTGCAGCCATCGAAGAGCAGCTCGGTCTAACCAAGATTGATCATGCAGATGGCAGATCCAATAGCGGCGGCGTAACGTTTCGACGGTACCTCAATGGCCTACGTGCAATGGATGATCCCCAGCAGGTCGCCGAACTAGCCATCAAGAAGGGCCTCATCCCAAGGCGGCGGCCCGGCCGCGGTGGGTTGCGGCGAGATCTGGATGAATTGCTTGGATCCCCAATCGACCTACCTTTGGTTGAAAAAATCGATTTGATCTTGCAGGAGCGTGAGACGTTGAATACCGCGCTGCAGACGACACTGAAAGCGTTGAGCGATCTTCAATCTGCAATGTCTTCCTGCCGGACGGTAATGCTCGGCCGAATTGTTGGCGACGATGATGATCAGGTATTGGAGGAAGGCCCTGACATCGATCTGGAATCCGTGGCGGCAGCTTTGGGCCGAACGATTCTCTGGGTTCAGGCACCGCGTGAAGTTGTGAATCTGCTGCCTGAACTACCCCAGAAAACTGGCACAAATCTGGCACAGTTGGACCGTCGAACGGTGACCAAAACCGACGACACACGACCAAAGAAAACGAGACGAATCAAGGACATAGGTGTAGACTAATGTCTACTGGCCCACATGTTTTTGGCATCATAATCCGCAGGTCAGGGGTTCGAATCCCTGAAGCGCCACCAAATAAATCAAGGACTTAGCAGCGATGCTAGGTCCTTTTTCTTTGCCTGATCGGTACGGATATCAGAAGCGTTTCTGATATTTAGACCAGATCGGACTCTGCCTTGCGCCTGACCGTGAGCCCAGGAAGCACCCTTCCACCTCCCCGATTCCACTTCGCCAGCTCGATCTGAACGCCTGTCCAGTCGCTGGCCAGCGCACGCCGTCGCAGCGTCGAACCCTTGAGACGCGTGAGTCCCAGGTTGTAGGAGAAGTCAGCCAGCGCTGCCTGGCGCCCTGCCGTCGTCGCCGTAGGAACGATCCTTTGCGCTCCGGCCAGGAATACACCGGCATCGGCCTGCATGCGCTGCTCAGCTTGCTCAACGGTGCAGGTCATGCCGAGCTTCACATCTGGCCCCGTGCTTCCCCACCCAATGGTCGGGATGCCGGCCGGGCAGAGATAGGCCTTGAGGCGGCAGCCCTCGAAGCGACGGATCAGGCCCGTCAGGATCTCCAGTGCACCCATCACCGGCCCGTCATCTTGCGGAGAGCGCGGTCCACGAACCAAAAGCTCAGCATCGAGGCGATCACGTTCTGGTCGAATTCGGTGATCAGGATAGGCAGGTAGGCCGCCAGAGCGGCGTGCTGGTCATAGGCCACCATGATCTGGATCACCTTGGCCGAGCCATAGAGACCGATGCACCAGTAATAGGTCAGGATGGGCCGCACGGTGGCGCTGATGGCGTCGATCCAACCGATGCCCGTCTTGGTGGCCTCACCCTTGAGCGCCTCAGCCCAGGCCGCCATTTCTCCGGCATTGCTTGCAATCTCTGCCTGCGCATGGGCCAGGTCAAGCTGCTGCGTAGCGCGGGCCTGATCAATCTGCAGCTGCAGCTGCGTCATGCGGTATTCGTGATCGGCATCCTGCTTTTGCTTGAAGATGTCGACGAAGAAAGGGATCAGGCGCAATACGCCGCCGCCGAGCATGGAAAGTAGTGTGAGCATGATCAATCCTTTTTCTGATCAGGGAAAAGAGCGCCGACTGCGCCGGCCAAGCCGATACCGGCGCTGACGATGAGTTCCTGCAGCTCTGGTTTGATTTGCGTCCCGGCAGCAGTGGCGAGCAGGACGATTCCGCGCCAGGTGCTGGCCTCCTGCGCGCGAGCAAGGGCATACGCTTTGAGGGCTGGAAAGTTCATGGCTTGACCCTCTGTTCAAGGACCTGGATGCGGCGCTCGTACTTCACGCCCAACTTCTCGAGTTGCATTTCGATCTCGGCGCGGCTTGCGGCGGCGCTGTCATCGAGCTGGATGGCCTTCTGATCTGCGGCGGCCTGCTGAGATGCTGCCAGCGCCTGATCAGCTTCGATCGCAAAGCGCGACCAGCCATTGCTCAAGTGCTCGTCGATTTCGCTTTCGTCGATCACCTTGAAATCGACCATGACGCCGTGGATCAGGTTCGAACCAGGCGCCTTGAAAACCATGAAAGACATGGCGTTCTCCTATCGTAAGAAATGCCCCGGCGCTGGGCCGGGGCGAAGCTCTTGGGAAGCTGTTTCTTCCTTTCGAGCGGAGACAACTTAGAAGTCGGCCGAGGCAATGATGTAGCCGCTGCCGCCACCACCCTGCAGGAGGGTGCCCTGGCCAGCGGTACCGGCCGAGTTGCCGTTGACGCTGATGGCGTTCGGCGTGTGCGTGGCGCCTGCAGTGATCGCGGTAGCGGTTGCCACGCCTGCCTGGTTGGTCTTGAACGTGCCGGCCGACACCGTCACCGTCGGCACCTTCAGCAGCTGCACGGGCGTGGCCATGTAGATCAGCTGATTCGCGGCACCGGTGTTCAGTCCAGAACCGACCACGACGCCTGCAGCAGGCTCAGCAGTCACCCAGGCGTAGCGCTGGCAGATCTCCAACTCGACCTGCGCATCGCGACGCTCGTAGGCTGTCGCAACGCTGCCCACTTCCAGCTGGAAGCCGTTCAGATAGACCGAGTCATCAGCACCAGCTACACCGGTGGGCGTCAAGCTGAGCAAGAATCCGACCTGCGTCGCATTCGCCGGAATCACACCCGTGAACTGGTAGCGGGTCATGACACCGGTCAGAGCCTGCTGAGCGTTAATCGGCGTGGCCGAGCCGGCCCAGGCGCCGCCCACCATGTTGGCGGCCGTGTCGTTCGTGCCGGTGCCGGTGTACAACTGAACGCTCAGATTGCCGCCCGAGTAGTTCAGACCGGTGCGAGCCCAGAAGCTCAATGTCACCGGCTGGCCCTGCAGGTGCACCGAGTCTGCCGTCTCGATGACCTGGCCCATCTTGATGGGGTTCACGTCGGCATTCGCCGCCTGGCGCTGGAACTTCAGCGATGCGTTGAAGCCCGGCACGTTCAGGTCTGCCACCTTGCTGAACAGGATCGCCGAGGTCGCAGCGCCGATACCGAAGTAGCGGTCAGCGAAATAGGTGATGGCATTTGTGATCGCCGTGGCAATCACGCCTGCCGCCGCCAGGCCCGGGATATTGCGCTGGAAGGGGTTGACGGTCATATCGCCGCCATCGAGCAGGTTCTTGAAGTTGATCGGCGGCTGCGCGTTCAGCCCAGCCAGCGAGGGCTGCACGCCGACGACATATTCCAGTTCGCAGCCGGCTGACGCTTCCAAGCGAACCGTCTGAGCCGTAGCGAACGGACCAAACGTCTGCTGTTGGGCGTTGAGGATTGCCTGCAGCGACGGCACCGGCAAAATGTTGCCAGCCGAATAGTTCTGCAGGTAGTAGACCTTGGCCAGGCCGGGCCCAGGGGAGTTGACGATGATGGACTGATTGGCGGGCACAACCACGTCTTGAGTGCCCAAGCGACCGATAAACATGATGCGTTTCCTCTTGAGTTCGTTGCGAGTGAGGCGCCCGCAGGCGCCTCATTCCAGGTTTAGGGCTGGCTGAACAGCAGCACCCCGGACATCTGGGGCTGCTTGTTCACGGCACCGAAGAGCACGTCAGCGCGGTATTTCGTCACCATCGTGTTGATGTCGTAGTGGGCTTGTCGCCGACCACGATGGCAGCCGGCGTCTGCGCGCCGCCGGTCGATCCCTTCAGCCTGGCGATCTCCGCTTCCTGCTCGCGCAGCTTCACCACGCTCGCGGGTGAGGCGCTCGATGCGTGGACACTGCTCAGCCGGCACTGGCTTGCGCTCTGTCGACCACTCGCAGATCACAGACTGGCTGATTCCAAGCGCGAGCGAGAACGGAATCTGCCCGTTGAAGATGCGGACCGCGCGCCGAATGGCTGCGCCTGAGCGTGGCATGGTCTTGCCCACGTCAGGCAGCCTTCGCGGTTTCGGCCTCGGGTGCAGTGTCGGCGGCAGATTTGGGCCGCTCGCGCAAGACGTGCCATTTCACGTCGGGGCGCAGCTCCTCGCAGCGCACTTTACCTCTGGTGGCAAGTTCGATTTCAGGGCACTGCTCGACCGGAACTTGTCGATCGCCATTGAGCCAGATCCAGATACGCCTACGATCCTGGAACCCCAGCTTCTCGGCGAGCGCGGACTGCCCTCCAACGATCTCAATGGCACGCTTAAGTGCCGCCTTTTCTGGGGTGATTTCAGAGCTCATGAAGACAGTCTACGCCCCGTAGACTGTCATTGTCAACGCGCTGTAGATGCCTCTCTGTAGCCAATCGCTACCGTCTACCCATGGAGAACATTTACTGGAACAGTGACCGCGACACAGCTTTCGGCGTTCGAATCGCGAAGGCGAGAAATGCAAAAGGCTGGTCTCTCGCGCAGTTGGCCGATCGCCTGAACGTTTCGAGAGCGATGGTTGGGCATTGGGAAAAAGGCAACAGAGCCATCAAGCATGCCGACCTTGCTACTCTCTGCCAGATCCTCGGGGTGAGCGCCGACGAGCTCCTGTTCGGAATAAGGCGATGGCCATTTGAGAAAGTTGATTTTGAATCGATTAGATCTCTCGATAAATCTGACATTGATCGGCTTGAAGGCGCTTTGATAATCACTGCATCACAACTCGAAATCGATATTAAGCAAAACGCCGCCTAGAAAATATAGGTTGCATATCAAATGTTCGGCATCTAAAACGAGAACTTTATCCCCCCAAAGGGGGTTACATAAGAATGCGAAGGTTTTTGCATTTCCTTCTGGGGAGGTCAAATGAAATCAGCTCTTGTGATAGCGTTCGTCGCGGCAGCCATTTTTGCCGCGCCTGCAAGCGCCAAGGAAATTCTGAAGGTGTGCGCCAAGCAGTACAACGGGGAAGGAAACCACAATGCGTACTTTGTTGAATCGACCTTCCTGAGCGGGTCCGAGCTCAATATTGCAACGCACTCCATGTCGTACGACGGATTATCAAAATATGTTGTTATTTTTTGGAAACAAAACGAGGCCTCCGTTATTAAACTTGCAATGCCATTTCTAACCTATCTTGACACTGACGGATTCGATCAGCAAGGTCGCCGCTGGACTGTTGCTTTATCATCGGGCGTCTGTTTTTGAGTACAACCATGACACCTGAAGAGTTTGCGACAGTTCAACGCCATATCAAAGACGGCCTGGCGCTCAACGCAGAGCTATCGCAGCAGCAGGTTGCGTTGCTGAGAAACATCCAATCGCTTCTGCGCGGCTGCATCGTCGTTGGCGGGATCCTATTGCTCATTGCCTTGATGGCCATCTTTCGCGGATAGCGAGCGGCAGTAGCGCGTCGCCCTTGATTCAATGAGCCCGCTATGAGCGGGCTTTTTTACGACTCCTCCAAAGATCTTGGGCCAAGTTGGCCTGTGGCGCCGGCCAAAGGTTCCTCACCCGGCACCAATCAAAGCACTTTCTCCCTCTCAAGAAAAAATTGTCTACGGGTTGTTGACAGCTATCGTCTACTGGCCGTAGACTTTCTTCCATCGCGCTGTTTCGCGCAGATGGAGGGAAGATGGAACAAAGCACTAAAGATCAGGCTGCAGCGAACAACCTGCAGATCACGAAGGAACGGCATCCCTGCCGTCGCTGATCGTGATTCGAAGGACGACCTCACACGCCACCCCCATCCGCTGGCTGCTCGATCAACTCCTTGTGGAATCTCGGGCGGACGAAGTGGGGCGCAGCGTCATTTGCAACGACCTGATGCGGATGATGTTTGTACACGCGCTGCGCGCGCACCTGGAGTCCGAAGCGCGGCCTGCTCAAGGCTGGCTTGCGGGTTTGGCGGACCGCCGACTTCGCACTGCCCTCAAGCGGATCCACGAGGACCCGGCCCGATCCTGGCCGCTTTCGGAGCTGGCGGACGCGGCGGCCATGTCGCGCTCGGCCTTCGCCAAGCACTTCAAGGAGACGACTGGCTTTTCGCCGGGCGATTACGCCATTCGCTGGAGGATGCGCCTCGCAATGAAACGGCTGCGCAGCGGCAGCGAGTCTGCATCCGTCATCGGCGCGTCGTTGGGCTACCTGTCCGACAGCGCCTTCAGCACGGCCTTCAAAAAGGTTGTAGGGGAATCGCCTCGAGCCTACAGGAGCCGGCTTATCGACGCCAACCAGCAGTAA